ATATAGATAAGGAATTGGGCATGAGTGGTTGTCATGTAGTAGCTACAGAAGTATGTATGCATGGAAAAATTAGAGGATTTTGTGAATTTTGTGTTATAGAAGATCTTCAAGCAAAATGTCGTGAATTAACTAATCGTGCAGAGTCATTCCATGAGTTTAAGCTTAGCCAGATAGATGCAACAGTGATTATTTCAAAAAAACTCGATTTATTAAAAGATCAACTTATTAATGATCAAGAAGTTTACATTCATTTAATTGAGCGCGTTGATAGATTAGAATCTGAAAATAAAATGAGACAAGATACAATTGCTTGCCTAGATCAGGCATATGATAAAGCTTGTCGTCAAATAGATGAAAGATTAATGAGAATAGAACAGCTAAACCAACAATGTTTTGAAGCCAATCCAATAAAAAATATTGAAGATAAATTTAAGGATATTGATAGTGCATTCTATAGAATTGAACTATCACGTCAATGCGATTTACGTAGCAATGAAGAATTGTTTGATAGAATTAAAGAATTAGAACGTTTTCAAGAAATTATTCATCTTGAATATAAGAATAAGAATCAACCTAATAAAGAAAGATTTGAAAAAATAGAGTCAAAAATTGCATGTTTAATGCAAAAGTCGAATTTAAATGATGAAAAACGCCCATTTAAATGCCCAGTTTGCAGCGGAAACGGGATAGTTAGTACTCCAGATACAGTAAGATTTGATATTTTAATTGCTAAGCAATCTCATTATGGTTCATCTTCTTGTACTTCATGCAATGGCAAAGGCATAATATGGGGCTAATCAAGCGTATTAAATGTTTTTTCTTTGGTCATGATAAAGTTTTTTATCATAATTATGGAGAAGTTTACATAACGCACTGTATTGTTTGCGGTCAAAAAAAAGAATGGTACCCGAATGAATAGCATAATAAGGATTCTATAATGTCAAGAATAGATGTAAAAACGCTTGTTTTAGCTTTTGAAAATAGAATTTCTTTGCTTGACAAAAACCCACCTGATGTTGTTCCTCAATCTACTATTTCATTAATGCTTGAATCTGCATTGGAAGAAGAAATTCAGAAACATTTTATCTTTTTAATCAAAAAAGATGTGAAAGAGTCTCTTGAAAAAGAATTTAAAAAAATGAAAACTAAATTGGTTAAAGAGGTTTTAAGAAATATTTTAACTGATAGTTCTTTTAAGGAATCAATACAAAATAAAATTAAAAAATCCATTGTTGATAATATTATTTAAGGGAACTCAATGATAGAAAACGTATTAATATTGGACACGGAAACTACCGGATTATTTCCAGACAAAGGCGATAAAATAATAGAGATAGCTGCGATTTTATTTAATGTTAAGCATAAAAGTATATTGCAGTGTTTTTCGACTCTATTGCCATGCGATGAAAATAAAGCTGAAAAAATTAATCATATTTCTCCTGAAATAACAAAGTGTTCTTATCCTTTTCTTCGTGATCGAGAATTAATTATTGACGAAGAAGAGATGTGGAGAAATCCATCTGATCATCAAGTTCATATATATGAAGAAAAAATAACGCTTAATCATATTTTAATTGATATGTGTGATGCGTCAGATGCGTGTGTTGCGCACAATGCTCAATTTGATAAGGGGTTTATAAACCTTTTACCGTGTGGAGAGCATCTTTTAAACAAAAAATGGATCTGCACAAAAAATAATTTTACATGGCCTTCGAAAATAACACGATTTAGATTAGAAGATATTTGCCATGGCATGGGCGTTCCTTATTTGAATGCGCATAGAGCTATGGCAGATTGCATGTTGATAGCTTTTTGTTTTATGAATATTGAAGATTTAGCAAGTTCAATAAATCGATGTTAATACCCGTTAACGTAAACGGGTATTGCAAAATAGATCAAATTAAGCGCATACTATTCTTAATTGACAGGTAGCAATAGGGTTTCCGTCAAGCCCGCCAGCGCGTAATTCGTCGTCCGCTCGACAATGTAAAAATGGATAGCCTTTTTGGCTTATATTTAATCATTGGCGAGGGATTTTGCCATGGCGAATGTCTTTAATACTACGCAATACGTTCTTGATGAAGTATTCGTACGTTTTGTTAACTATCTTAATTTTGCAAAAGTAGCTAATCGTAATCTTGAAGGTGACTTCAAAGGTCTAAAATATGCAACTGGTCAAACCATTAACTATCGTTTAGAAGAACGTTATTTAGGTGGCCGAGGCGCAACAGCGACTTCAGAAGCTCGCGTTCAGGTTGTTAGACCATTAACTATTGATACTCAGTTCCATACAATGGTTGAGTTTAATGGTATGGAGTTAACTTTTGATCGTGCTAGAGATCAACCATATTTAGATATGATGTTGAATCCTCGCGCTAAAACGTTAGCAAATGACGTTGAAAAGTTCATTGCAGCTGAAAATTTCCAAACATCAGTTTATCAATTTATGGGTACAGCTGGTGTTCCGATCGATTTAAATACAGTTCTTTTGACTGACGCTTACATGACGGAGCTAGGCATTCCAGAGGACGGAAACCGCTATTTTGCTAACCCACCTAGAGTTTCAGCTGGATTATCAAATAGCTTAAGCACTGTATTTAACATGACGGTTAACCGAGGCGCCTTGTTAGATGGCTTTATTGGTCATTTAGCTGGATTTGATTTCTTCAAAACCAACTTCTTAACAAGACAAATCGCAGGTTTAGGTCAAGCTGGTGGTTCTCCTCCAACTGGATTTAAATTAGCAGGTACAGTGACAAACGGCCCAATCACTGGCGGAAATACAATTTCTGTCACTGGTCTTGGTCAGGCTCCTGGTGCATTAGTCTTCAAGAAAGGCGATTTATTGACGATTGATTCAGCGGCTGGTGTATTCATGGTTAATCCTTTGACCTATGATGCGCTAGAAACAACTGCTCAATTTGTTGTCACTGCGGATGTCATTTCTGCTGGTGGTAACACTGCTGATATTCCAGTTAATCCAACTATTGTTATCAGTGGTGCTCGTCAAAACATTTCTGCGGCTATTCCCAATGGCGCGCAAATGCTTCTTGTTGATGATCATAACGTTAGCATTGCATTCCACAACCAAGCTGTTGTGTTTGCAGCTCCTCCAATTAAGGAATTAAAAGGTGGTGTCGATGCGATTACAACGTTCAGCAATCTTTACAAATTAGCCATGACTTATTCTCTTGGTGCAGATATCAGAAATTACATCCAGTTAGATCGTTTGGACGTAATTGGTGGTGTTGCTATCAATCCAGAATTTGCTGTGTTGGTAATTTCGTAAGTAAAAGACCGAAACTGGCAACATATTTTGTTGCCAGTTTTCTTTGGAGTTCTAATGAATCAACAGAAACAACAAGCAGTTGATCAATTCCTTTATCTTGGCCGGTGGGTAAGTCGTAAAAATTTTAGAGCATTCGTCTACAGCAAAGATGACAAACAAAAATTGGTCAATAATTATGAAGAGTTTGCTCAGGCAATAGAAAGTGGTGAATGGTTTGCGTCAAAGGAATGGGCTAAACCAATAGCAAAAGCAAGCAGGAAATCGAAAAATGTCGCAGACAGTTAAAGCTTTTGTTCAAGATAGTTATCAGTTGATTAGTGCAAGCAGTCCAACTGTGCCATTGCATGGTGATGATATGTCAAAAGGTGTTCAATTTTTAAATGAATTAATGGACGCTTATAGTGCAACTGGTTTAATGACTACTATCGCAAAGCATATAACTTTTACTCTGCCTATTGCTCAACAAGAAATTACATTTGGAAGTCCGACATATGTGCCAACACCTGATGTTACGGCATATGGACGTTTATCAAATTTGCAAAATGCATGGCTTGAATTAGATGGCGTCACTTATCCTTTGATTGATGAATCTAGAAATGTATTTTTTGCTAGTTATAAATTTGATCCTCAAGTTGGATTGCCAAGATTCATTATTATTACGAATGAAACTGATTTGACTCGTATGCGTTTTTATCCAGCTGCTTCTCAAGTTTATACTGTGAATGTTTATGCAAAATTTCAATTGGCGAATGTAACTGAAAATTCTGACATGTCCGGATTGCCTAGTTATTACATTCGTTATTTGCGTTTTGCCTTAGCTAAAGATTTAAGTTTTTACAAAGGACGTACTGAAGCTTGGACACAAAAACTTGAAGATGCATATATGGATGCTAAAAAAGATATGGAATCAGTTAGTAGCGTTAATTTGAATATTGAAACTGAGCAAGAAAGTTATCTTAATGGTGCGTGGCGTGTTAGAGCAGGTGTGTAATTATGTTAAACACACGATCTGTAGATAATAAAGCTATCGATTTTCCAATTATTGGATATTATGATCAGCAACGATTTAAGCAATTTAATCCTTCTGATACGGCTAATTGGTATCTTGTACAAGATGATATAGGAAAGAAAAAAGTTGCCATGTATCCAGTGATGGGTCGTAGGCATGTGCAAGTTTCAGGTCAAAATAAACTTATTTTCCCGGCTGAACCTCGTGGAATATTCCACAGTATAAATTATAGCTATGTCGTTTCAGTAAGTGCTATTTATCGTATTGATAAAAATTTTAATCAACTTCAAATTGATCAAGGCAAAGTTGTTACTTTGGCTGGCGATGTATTTTTTGATTTTCTTGTCACGCCTGATGTGACTTTTGCTTGTTTTACTGATGGGCAAAAAATTTATGTATATAGAGAAGATACGGGAAGTTTTGACACGTTATCTGGCATAGGCGTCCCAACTAAACCTAAATATATTGCAACATTTGGCAATAGAATCGCTGTCTCTCAAGATAATAGCTCTCAATTTAATCTATCTGAAATTAATTTAAATGGAACGGCATTTAATCCCGCAACGGCATTCTCGGTTTCAAGTGCTGCATTATTTGCTCAAGAAACTGGCATCATTCGTCAAATGGCTGTGTTGCAAAATACGCTGTTTATCTTTACTGATTACACTACTGGGATTTGGTCGAATACACCATCAGTATTGCTATCGGCTGGCGGCGTGACAACGACATTCCCTTGGAAGAAAAGCACAACATCTGATTTCAATTTTGGAATAAAAGATTCCAAATCGCTGAGTGTTGGTTTTGGCCTAATGACTTGGATGGCTCAAAATTCAGAAGGCTTAATTCAAGTAATGACAAGTAATGGCGGAAATCCAAAAAGAATTAGCACAAGAGCAATTGATATTTTATTCCAGCGTAATTTTAGACTAGGCATTATCGGAGCGTTAAGTCCATTTTTGAATGGCAATGCTGATGGTTTTATGTATCAGTGGGAAAATACAATATTCTATCGTTTGTCAGCTGGAAAATTTAATAACACTGGATTGTTAGATCAAGAAGCCAGTGCTAACAGCATTGAATATAACTTTGAAACAGATACTTGGCATCGTGTCATAGAGAAGAACGGCGAAAGAAATCGCATACAGAAACATACATTTTATAATAATACGCATCTTGTAACAGTTGTTGGTGATAATACTGTCTATGAAATGTCTGGGCAGTTTTATACAAATGAAATTACAAATCCATCTGCTGTGGATAGCCAAGCAAGCGATGCTTATATTCAAGAGCCATTTAGATACGAAAGAATAACACCAATCATAGCTTATGATGATTATGCAGAATTTATTACAAAGTGGGTTGAGATAGATTTTGTCTGGGGTGAAAATTATAATTTATTCTCAGAGTCTCCTTTTGCTAATGCTCAATTTTTAATAGATGAGCAGCTTGGGCCGGATGGCGAGCCAATTTATATTATTGCTGAAAATAGCCCGAGTGGCGATCCTATTTATATTTTAGCGGATGAAGGAAATACACCGACTCAAAATGAATTGATTTACAATAATATATTCAAGCCTCATGTTGAATTGTATTGGTCAGATGATGGTGGCGTATCATTTTTTCCCGCAGACGTCCGTGAATTTAGCCGGTTAGGTGTTTATCAATGGCGTATGCGATGGTATCAACTCGGGCCATCAAGAAATCGATGCTACAAATTAGTCTGTGTAAGTCCATCGCCGATGGTTGTACTTGGCGGTATAATGGTAACAGAGAGGTGCTCAGGTGGAGCTTCCTAATATAAATGAAGTTCAGTTGCAGACATTGGATCAATGGCTTTCCAATATAGTTGATACATTCAATTATGATATGGATAAACTTGCTATAGCCGTTCCAGCGTTAGCGATGCTTTTGACTAACTTTGATCCAGCTCCTGTGCAATATTTAAAAGATGCGATTAATCAAATCGTGAATGATGTAAATGAAGGTTTTTCAGCTATAAGTGATGAGATTCGGTCATTGGATGAGCGAATTACGGCCTTGGAGAGCTAATTTATGGGTATATTTGATACAATAGCTGGCGGCATTGGCGGTCTAGGAAAAGGCTTTAATAGCTTTTTGCATCCAGAAAAAGGTTATAAAGATGCTGAAGAAGAGATGCGTCGTGCTTGGGAAGAGGCGCAAAAATATCAAAAGCCTTATGCAGATGCTGGCATGGGTCAATTGCCTATTTTGACAGGCGCTCAAGGAAAATTACTAGATCCCTCTACGTTGCTTTCTGAGTGGATGAAAAAGTATGAAACATCGCCTTATGCTCAAAAATCCATGGAAAATGCCAAAGAATCAGGCTTAAACGCTGCAAGTAGCATGGGGCTAATGGGTAGTAGTAGCGCTTTGCAGAATATTCAGCAATCCTCTTCAGATATAATGAATGCAGACCGTCAGCAATTCTTGAATGATCTTATGCAGAAATATTTAGCAGGTATCGGCATCGGACAAGATATTTACGGAAAAGGCGCCGGTGCCGCAGGTGATTTAATGAAAGGAAGACTTGGCGTAGGTGGTAATTTAGCAGAGATGGAGTTTGGCAAGCGTAATGCTCCAGGTCAAAATCTTAAGGATTTATTAGCATTAGGCGCAAAAGCATTTATGGCTAGCCAAGGAGCAGCGTAATTATGCAAACAAGAATTCCTTTGCCTACTTTGAATAACGATGCATTTAAAGATGTCATGGATTATTTTGAGCAAATTCAAAAACGTAAAGCGTTAGCGCAACAAGCTGAAAAAGAATTAGCCCAAAAAGAAAAGCAATTTGGCCAAACCTTTGAGCAAGGTAGAACTGAATTTGCGGAAAATAAAGCATTGGAACGTGAAAAAATGGCAGAGCTTGCCAAATATCATCAACAGCAATTAGCCAAGCAATCAACGCTTGATCCACTAAGAGCTGAATTGCTGAGAGCTAGAATTGAGCAGGCAAGAAGCAAAGGAGAGGAAGTAAAGCTTTCTCCTCAAGAAAAAACTCAGTCGATGAAATTGCTAGAAGCCGGTCGTTCATTAAAGAGTGTAGTAGAACGTGCGCATGGAATAGATGCATTACTTGAAGAAAATCCTAGTCTTACTGGGTATAAAGCTGGCTTTAAATCGCTTTTAAATAAACCAGGGAAAAAAGTTTCAGAATTGATAGA